TATCGAATAGTGGGATAGTAACTGGACAACCAGTATTAGCAGCCCAAGTCAGTCAATCAGTTCAAGCTTTTACAGGAGCAGTTGGATATGATATTACAATATCAGGATCTTTAAACTTACCAGCAAATACTCAAATGAATGGTACAGCTTCTGAAGCTATATTTGCTACTTCAGCAGGAACAGTATCTGGTCCTACAGCAACAATTACAGTATCAGAAGAAACAGCAGCAGAAACTAATTATATAGTTTTTTCACCATCTTCTTCAGTAGGAGGTAGTGCTCAAAATTTAAAAAATACAGATACAGTAGGAGCAGGTGGAGCAACTGGAGGTTTAGAATATAATGCTACAACAGGAAATTTAAAAGGAAAATCATTTGAATCATCTGTTACAGCAGCTACAACAGTAGGATTTGTAGGAACTTCATCATTTGCTAACTCAGCAGTTACAGCACAAGCTAGTACATTAACAAATGAGGCTTCTGATACTACTTGTTTTATACCTTTTTATACAGCAGCATCAGGCGATTTACCTACAAAAACAAATGCAGGTTTAAAATTTAATTCATCAACAGAATTATTAACAGTAACATCAGCTTCAGTAGGTGACTTAATTTCAACAGGTAGAGTTGATATGGTATCAGCTTCATTTGATGATTTAGTAGTAGCAGGTGCAGGAAGAGTAGGGGCTAATTTTACAGTAGGAGGAATATCAACAGTAGTTGGAGCAGCAATAATGTCTAACACTTTAACAGTAAATAATACATTAACTTCAAATCATATAGGTACATTATCTGGTGCAAATATAATACTTCCAGAAGTAGCAAGTCCTGATACTTACACAGCAATGCATTTTCAAGGTACTACTGATGATATGAGAATAGAATATGGTCATGATGCATCAGATGAATTTTTTGGAAGAATAAGAATGTCTGATAATCTTAGTGTTGACCATTTTGATGTACTATTTACAGGATCAGGTCCAACAGCTAATTCAACACCTTTTAGTGCTTATGGTAATAAAGTATTATTAGCTCAACCTTCTGCTACAGCAGATGCAAAAGTAGGTATAGGAGTTTCATCATCAGGATCAGTACAATCTATGTTAACTGTAGAAGGTTCATCTTCAGCAGCTGGTAGAGTTGTACGTGTAATGGATAAAGGTCAAAATCATATTGTTATGTCAGTTGATTATGATGCAAATACTGATGGTATAGTTAGAATATTAAGTGGGTCTAATGGTCAAGATGGTATACAATTATCATCAAATGATGTTAGTTTCTTTTCTAAAAATGTAGGATTAGGAGATTTTACTCCAGAATCTAGACTAACAGTTAGATCAACAGCTTCAGCAGCATCAAGAATCTTTGAAGTACAAAATAATACAGGTAACATATTAGCAATGGTTGAAAATAATGCTGCTAATACTGGTGGTATATTTAAATTAAACAACTCAGCAGGTAATCAAAAAGTTTTACTTAATTCAGAAGATAATCAAGCAATGTTTATTGGAGTTGGAACTGGAACACCTAATTTAGGTATTGGTACAACTATTCCTACAGGAGACATACATTTGAAAAAAACAGGATCTATAAATATTAAATTTGAATCAGATGAAGTTGGTGGAACTGTTTATACTAGATATTTAAATGATGCTATTAGTTGGAGAATAGGTGTTCAATCAAATGATAGATTTGCTATATATGATTCAACAAATGCTGTAACACATTTAATAGCTGAAAATAATTCACTTAGACCATTAGTTGGGATAGGAACAATTGACCCATTAAATGCAGTAGTATTAGATGTAGCAGGACCTATGAGAGTATCAGGTTCTCATATAACTCCATTTAAATCATTAACAACAACTAATTATAGTTATTCTTCTAATATCCAAGGTGGATTTTTAATATTAAATGCAACAGGATCAAGTGGTGATGGGTATGATGGAAATGGTTTTATTAATATAAGTAGAAGTTTATGTATTTTAAATGATTCTACAAATGGGACAGTTACATCTGCTACGTGTGATATAACAGATTGGGTTGATAATGCTCAAGTAGGACAACAATTAGAAATAGCTATTGTTGGAGATGGAACAGATACACAAACACAGAATGGTATTCAAGTACAATATTTTGCAGGGTCAGGTGCTACAACACCTGGTTCAACTTGTGTAATTAATGCAGGACATACTAAAACATTAGGTACAGCATTTACTTATTCTTCATCAGTTTATAATGCCCCAAGTAAATATGTAGGTGGTAGTATAAAAATATTAAAAACATCTGGTCCTACTACAAACCCAAGACAAATTAAAATGTGGGGTACAGCAATGATGACCTCAGCTTCAATTGCACGATCAATTGAATTATAATAAAAATTTAATCTTATAAAAAAAGATTAATATGTATAACGGAATATAAAAAAATTAAAGTTTATGGAAGAAAAAGTTTTAACAAATAGCGAAGTTTCTGGTCTAAAAGATCTAAAACAACAATATAGAGATTTAACAGAAGCTATAGGAGTTATAGGAATGCAAAAATTAAGTTTAGAATTAAAACACGAACAATTAAAAGAAAAATTAAAAAGTTTACAACAAGAAGAAATAAAATTAGCTAAAGAATTAGAAGAAAAATATGGCAATGGAGAAATTTCTTTAGAAACTGGTAAATTTTTACCAAGTAAATAGACTTTTGAAAAAATTTAATATATTTATCATAAAAATAACATAAAATGGCAGAAACATTAATTTCCCCAGGAGTATTAGCAAGAGAAAATGATCAATCTCAAATAACTGCGCAACCAGTACAAGCAGGTGCGGCTATAGTTGGTCCTACAGTATTAGGTAAAGTAGGTGTTCCAAAACTAGTTACTAGTTATTCAGAATACTTAGCAAATTATGGAAGTACATTCCAAAGTGGTTCAGACGAATACACATTCTTTACTTCTATATCAGCATATAATTACTTCAATAATGGTGGTACATCACTAATAGTAAATAGAGTAGCTTCAGGATCATGGGCTCCAGCAGTATCTTCAACAGTATTTAGTGAAGTAGAAAGTGGTATTCCAGAAGCAGGAGGTAATTTACTTGCATCTTTAACTTCAGGTGGAACAGGTGGAGCAGCTGGATCTTTTTCAGGAGAAGCAACTACAGTAGCCCCAGCAGGAGGAACAGGTTTAACATTAGATATTACAACAGCAATAACTCCAGGTAAATTATTAACTACTGCAGATGCATTAGTAGCTTCAATTACGGCAAATACAACAGACGGTGTAAATAATGCTGGTTATACAAATACTTCATTAACTGGAGGATCAGGAACAGGAGCAGTTGCAACTGTTGTAGTAGCAGGAAATGCAGTTTCAAGTATAACAGTAACAACAGCAGGATTAGGATATGCAGTTGATGACGTATTAACAATACCAACATCAGTAATTGGTGGATCAACAGCTGTAACAATTACGTTAGTAGCAGGTGATATATTAGTTGAACCAACAGCTATTACAGTATCAGCTCAAGGATCAGGATATTCAGTAGGTGATGTAGTAACAGTTGCAGCAGCATTAATTGGTTCTCCAACAGCAGATTTAGATTTAACATTAGTTGACGCAAACATAATAGATTCAAATGCCTTTACATTAGAAACACTAACAGATGGTGCTATAATGAATAGTGTAGGTCCAACAGGTTCAAATGGAACATTAGATAGTGGATCTCAAAATAATATAAGATGGGAAATTCAAGCACCTAACACAGGTTCAGGTGTATTTAGTTTAATAATTAGACAAGGTAATGATACATCAAAAGCTAAATCAATATTAGAAATATTCCCTAACGTATCATTAGATCCAAAACAATCTAACTATATAGCTAGAATTGTTGGTGATCAAACAAGAACATTATTAGGAGCTTCAACAGTTGATCCTTACTTACAAGTAACAGGATCTTATCCAAATGCTTCAAGATATGTAAGAGTAAAATCAGTAGATTTAAAAACTCCAGATTATTTTGATAACAATGGATCTGCAAAATCAGAATTTACAGCTTCAATTCCACGTGCACAAAGTGGATCAATGCAAAGTGGTACTGGTGATTTAGTAGGTGGTAGAGCAGGTATTAATTATTACCAAGATATAAATGATACAGATTCTCAGGGTATGGGAGCTACAGAAATGGGATCAGGAGTTGGTCTATATGCAACAGCATTTAATTTATTAGCTAATAGAGATGATTATAGATATAACATTATAACAGCTCCAGGATTAGTTTATTCAAATTCTAATCATGCTACTCCATTAAATACAATGATTTCAAATACTCAAAATAGAGGAGATGCAATCGCAATAATGGATCTAGAAAATTATGGTTCAACAATAACAGCAGCTACAGGAACTGCAGCGTCAGTTGATAATTCTTATGTAGCAAGTTACTGGCCATGGTTACAATTATCAGACCCAGATTCAAGACAGTTAGTATGGTCGGTACCATCAGCGTTAATTCCTGGTGTATACGCGTTTAATGACAAGTCAGCTGAAGCTTGGTTCGCACCCGCTGGAATTAACAGAGGCGGTTTAGGTACGGTAACACAAGCAGAAAGAAAATTAACTCAAACTAATAGAGATGATTTATATACTGGAAAAGTAAATCCAATAGCTACATTCCCAGGTAGAGGAGTTGTAGTATTTGGACAAAAAACACTACAATCACAAGCATCAGCTCTAGATAGAGTAAATGTTAGAAGACTATTAATTGAACTTAAATCTTTCATTTCACAAATTGCTGATAATTTAGTATTTGAACAAAATACAGCAGCAACAAGAAATAATTTCTTAGGACAAGTTAATCCATATTTAGAATCAGTACAACAAAGACAAGGTTTATATGCGTTTAAAGTTGTAATGGATGCTTCAAATAATGGACCAGATGTAGTAGATAGAAACCAAATGGTAGGAGCAATTTATTTACAGCCAACTAAAACAGCTGAATTTATTTACCTAGATTTCAATATTCTTCCAACAGGAGCAACTTTCCCGTCATAAAGAATAAAAGATATAATATTTATAATAAAATAAAAATAAAACAATAATAAAATGGCAGTATTAAACCCAAACGAAATATTTTTCACAGCCTTTGAACCAAAAGTTGCTAATAGATTTATTATGTACGTAGATGGAATCCCAGCTTACATCATCAAAGGTGTTAGTGGAATGGGTTTTGCACAAGACGAAATCATATTAAACCATATCAATACTTATAGAAAAGTAAAAGGAAAATTAAGATGGAATGATTTAACAATGCAATTATTTGATCCAATTACTCCTTCAGGAGCGCAAGCTGTAATGGAGTGGACAAGGTTACACCATGAATCAGTAACTGGTAGAGATGGATATAGTGATTTCTATAAAAAAGATTTAACTATTAATGTATTAGGACCAGTAGGTGATGTAGTATCAGAATGGATCATAAAAGGTGCATTTATAAAAGATGCTTCATTTAGTGATATGAATTGGGATGACGATGGAACAGCAAATACTATCGACATGACAATCGGAATGGATTACTGCGTATTAAACTTCTAGTAAAATAGGCACACATTTTAAAGAATAGCTTGGCTTCGGTCAAGCTTTTTTTTATATTATATATGTATACATGAAATCAAGTTATAACAAATAAAAGATATGAGCGAATTTACATTACCTACTGAGCAAGTAGAACTACCTTCAAAAGGACTATTATACCCTGAAACAAACCCATTAGCTTCTGGAACAGTTGAAATTAAATATATGACTGCTAAAGAAGAAGATATTTTAACTAATCAATCTTATATTAAAAAAGGAATTGTATTAGATAAATTACTTCAATCACTTATAGTTGATAAAAAAATTAATTATAAAGATATAGTTATAGGAGATAAAAATGCATTATTAATAGCATCCCGTATTTTAGGTTATGGGTCAATATATGAATTTGAATATAATAATGAAAAACAATCAGTTGATTTATCAACTTTAGATAACAAACCTTTTAGTGAAGATTTAGTAACAAAAGGAGTAAATTCATTTGATTATAAACTTCCAAAAACAGAAGTAAATATATCATTTAAAATTCTTAATGGAAAAGATGAATTAGATATAGACAGAGAATTATTAGGTTTAAAAAAGATTGATAAAGACGCAAGTCCTGAAATGTCAACTCGTTTAAAGTATATTATTACGGCTATTGAAGGCAATCCAGATAAAAAATCCATTAGGGAATTTGTAGATAATTTCCTCCTGGCTCAGGATTCCAGAGCACTAAGAAACTATATTAAATTAGTTCAACCCGATGTTGATCTAACTTTTTTTCCCGACGGAAGTGACGATGATGCAACACTCCCCATTGGACTTAACTTTTTTTGGCCTGACGCCAAATAATGCTTCTCAACATAGAATAAATATATTTAATATAATTCACGAAATTGTATTTAATGGTAAAGGTGGATATGACTGGCATACTGTATATAATATGCCTATTTGGTTACGTAAATTTACTTTTAAAAAACTTAAATCATTTTATGATGAAAGAGAGGAAGCACAGAAAAAAGCAACTAGAGGAAATAATACTCAAATAGACTTAAATAATCCAAAAAGTAAAGTTCCTCCTAAAACAATCCAACCACCTTCTTATGTTACAAAAAGGTCTAAAAAATAAATATTTCTAATATTTATAATAAAACAAAGTTAGAATGGCTAAAGATCCAAATTTAGACCCAAAACAATACAAACAAATAGTTGATCTCCTAAAACAGATAAGGAGAGGATATGCAGATTTAGGTAAAACAAACCCATTTAATAAAAAAACAGCAGAAGATTTTGTTAACGAAATGGGTAATGCTAATGAGGCTATTATTGGTTTAGTAGATGAGTTAGATAAAGTAGACAGACAGTTAGATGATGTTGGAAAAAATGCTAAAGCATATTATGAAACTTTTATAGGATTAAATGGGGCAATAAAAAAACAAAACGAATCTTTAAATATTACTAAAAGAGCAACTCAGTCTATTCAAGGGATTGCCGAAAAATTAAAAAATGATCAAGAAGATCTTGAAAGATTAGACTCTAAAGCTTTAACTAAATTAAGACAAAAACTTAAAATACAGCAATCCAATCTTAGAATTGCTAATAAAGCTCTTTTAGTAGATAAAAATGGAAATCAATTAAGTGATATTAACCTTCAACGTCGTCTTGCCTCTAAAGTAGCTACAGGAGAAATTACTCAAGGTCATGCTGAGATGGTAATGGAGATGGGTAAAGAAGCTGTTTTATTAGAGGATATAGATAAAAAACTCGCTGCTAGAATTGAAAAAGAGAATAAAATAGCAGAACAAACTGAAGGTATAAATAGATCATTTGGACAAGCTGGGGGTTTACTAAAGAGTTTAGGGTTAAGTAAGTATGGAGGCATATTTGATGATATGTCTAAAAATGCAGAGTCTCTAACTGAGGAAATGTTCGACCAAAGAGAATCATCTGAGGCATTTAATAAAGAATTAGCAGAAGCTCAGGCTAATGGGGAAAGGTTAGATGAAAGTACCCAAGATATTTTAAGTGATGCTGATATTAAAGCAGAAGTATTAGGAAAATCTCTTGTTGAAGGAGCTCAAAAGTTTAAAAAAGAAATGTTACTTGCCCTTGATGTAATGATATTCAAGGGAATTAAAAATGGAATTAAAGAGTTTGGTGAAACTAGAGAAGCTCTTGCTAAAACATTTGCATTAGGAAGAGGTGAAGCCAATTCCCTGAGAGAGAGTTTAATTGGTATGGCAAATACCAGTGGTGAAATGTCTTTTAATGTTGCTGATGCTCATAAAGCAATACAAGAATTTAATGCTGAAATAGGAGGTGCTGTTAAATTAACACAAACTGAATTAAAAACTTTTTCATTATTATCTAATGAATTTGGATTAACTAATGAACAAGCAGCTAATTTTCTAAAAACCTCAAAACTAAGGGGTGAAAATGCTGAAGAATTTACAGCACAATTAAGGGGTCAAGTTGCAGTATTAGCCGCCCAAACAGGTTCTGCAGTTAACCAACAAGATGTTTTTGCTGAAATTGGTAATATTAGTGCAGCAAATAGACTTTCAATGGAAGGTCAGGGTAAATCATTAGCTAATGCTGCTTTCCAATCACAGAAATTAGGATTGAGTCAAGCTCAAATGGAAAGTACAGCTAATGCATTATTAGACTTTGAAAGTTCTATAGCAGCAGAAATGGAAGCTGAATTAATGACTGGTAAACAGTTAAATTTAGAAGATGCTAGAAGAGCTGCTTTAATGGGGGATCAAGAAGGACTAGCAAAAGCTATAGGACGAGAAATAGGAACAGCAGCTGAATTTGGAGAATATAATGTTTTACAACAAGAATCATTAGCTAAAGCATTTGGAATGTCAAGAGAAGAATTAGCAGAAACATTAGAAACCCAAGAACTATTAGGTGGTAAGTTTAAAAGTATGGGAGATGCCCAAGAAAAATATGAAAAACTAAGAAAACAAGGATTATCAGATGAAGAAATAGCAGTACAACTAGGAAATGATCAATTAGCAAACCAACTTAAATCTCAATCAGCCCAAACAAGATTTGCAAATTCTATGGAAAAACTTAAGGATAAATTAATCCCGGTTATAGATATATTTGCAAAATTCTTAGATAGAATAATGGATGGTGTTGAATTGGTTGGTAATTTGGGTGGTATGTTTGATAGTATAGGTAAATATATGGGTATTATTTCTGGAATTAGAATTTTTGCAAGAATAAAAGCCGGTTTTGGGGTATTAAAAAAGATGTTAGGATTTTTAACTAAAATTGGAAGTGCTGCTAGTAGTGTTGCATCAACATTAGGATTTGGATCAAAAGTTGCAGAAGGAACATCAAAAGCAGCAGGTGATGTTGTAAAAGGATCTAAATCTGTTGCTGGTGGAGGTGCTAAAGCTGCTGCTGGTGGGGGTATGTTAGGTGGTTTAAAAGGTATGATTAAAAGTGCTGGAGATAGTAAAATAGGTAAATTATTTGAAAAGATAAACCCAATTTCAAGACTTAAAGATGCTCTAGGAGGTGTTTTAGGTAAACAAGCTTTAGGAGGAACTCTTAAATCCTTAACAAAAAGAATTCCTGTAGTAGGAACTTTTATTGAAGGTATATTTGCTAATTCAGACATTAAAGGAATGATTGCTAGTGGGGAACCTACAGCAGATATTAATCAAGCTATTGGTGAAAGAGTAGCTGAGGGGATTGGAAGTATTATTGGTTCTGTTGGTGGTATGGCAGCTATCCAAGCATTAAATGTAGCACCAGGTTTAGGACTTGCTTTAACCCCAGTTGCGGGTATAGCTGGAGATTGGTTAGGTAGAAATCTTGGAGGATTTTTAGCACGTTCAATAGGAGCTGAAGGTTTAGGTGGGATTGTTAGAAGTACATTTTATGATAAAGAATCAGAAGCAGCAGGAATAGGAGGTGATACAGCAGAAGATTTTATTTCAAGACCAGGACAACCAATTCAAAAGTTTAGAGCCGATGATATTATAATGGGAGGTACTAGTCTTACAGGTGGTGGTGGTAGTGGACAAGTAGAAGCATTATTAAAAGAATTAATATCAGCAGTAAATAGTGGGGGAGATGTGTATATAGATGGAGCTAAAGTAGGAAAATCATTAGCTTTGGCGACTTCCAGAATGGGTTAATATTTATAATAAAATTAATTAAAAAACAATAAAATCATGGCAGAATCAATTTTAAATATGTTTGACGCAAACGGTTCACCTTTAGCAGTACCAGTTTCACCAGCAGATGGTAAAACTCCAGATGCGGTTAGTATTCAAGGTAATTCATTACTTCATAACCAATATTCAAATATTGGTGATCCAACTTTAACAGAACCAGCTTATAGTAATATAGGAAGAGCAGCTACAGGTTACTCATTACCTTCAATATCACAAGCAGGTCAAGCAGCAAACGCATACCAAGGAGAAACAAATAGGTATAAAAATAACGCTCCAGAAAATAGATCATTCTAAACAAAGCTAAATGCCGTTAATAACCTCCACAACAAGCTTAAATAAATTAAAGTTTGGGATAGGTAACGCTGGTGATAGGTTTGACAACGGAAGTAGCAATCAACCTTACATTAGAAAAGATATCCCAGGCGTTGATGTGGATAATCCTAATCCAACGGCTATTACACAATTAGATAGTAATGGTCAGCCTATATATGGTGATACAACACCTTCAAGCTTAGACATATTATTTAGAGGTGGACTTAATGCTATAACAGATTCCATTACAGATGTAAGTAGATTAACAAAAATGTTTTTCGATACTAAATCTCCTAATGGTTTAATATTCATAGCTAATCAAAACCTTTTATCACGTACTTCAGTTATGACTGAAGCATCATTTGGTATTGGTTATGGTAGAGATAAAGCACCTGATTTTTTAGAAGGAACAGGTGGTGGAGCTTTAGCAAGTGGTATTTATTTACCAACAAGCACATTAGCACAAGCAGCAGTAAATTTTACAGGCACACATTTAAATTTAATGGGATTAGATCCAACTGATCCTAATAATGTATCAGCAAATGGTGGTGGAGTACTTTCTTTAATCCCAGGACTGGGTCCATTAGGATTAAATACTTACTCATCTGTAATGGCTGATAAATTACAAGTAGATACAGATCAAGGAATAGAATCAGTTTCATTTGCAGGAATAGGTGAAGAATCTGAAACATCAACATTAAGTAGTTTAAATAGATTAGTTCGAATATTTGATAGTAAACAAATTAAATCTATAACTGACCCAGATGTTATAGTATATAATGGAGGTCCTGGATCAATATTAGGTATAGGTAAAACAAGAATTAAGTTTGCTAAAAGTAATGGTACTGGAACTGTAAGAACAGGAATAAATAATTCTTTACAAGTTGATAACCCAGGTTATTTTAATGGTACAGACCCAACATATGCCCAAAAGTTTCAATATACTACTAATCAACAGGGAGAATTAGCATATGGTGGTGAGTTTGGTGATGATTTATCTGATAAATTAGGTTTAAGTAATAATATTTTATTAGATGATGATATAGGTGAAGAAGTATTTTTAATGAATATGTTATCTGCTACTTATACTTTAGGAACATCATTTGAAGGTAATGATGGTAGTGATGCAAGAGGAGTATATACTAATACAGGAATAGATAGACCTAATAGTCCATATACTGTTGTTTTTGATGCAAATCAAATAAGATCAGCACAAAATTCTCCTTCAATCCCTGGTAATGCTAAAATAAGTAATGATTTTAGAAAATTATTAATTGATGAAACTGGTGATGGAGGAGATCCAATTACTACTTCAAATTTATTATCAATTTCTCCAAATTATATTGATAAAAATTTAAATACAAGAACAAATTTCGGTGATCCTGGAACTAATGGTCCAAAAACAAAAAATGCAGCAAGTGGTAGATTAAAATATGGTATTAATGCAGCAGATATGTTAGCTGTTGATAAAATTAATGCTCAACTTATGTATACTAATACAAATGTAGCTCAACAAACAACATTTGCAAAGAATGATTTATGTAAATTTAGAATAGCAGCTATTGATAACGATAATCCAGTATCATCTTTATTTATGCATTTTAGAGCATTTATTGATTCTTTTTCAGATACCTATACTTCAGAATGGGAAGGTTTTAAATATGCTGGTAGGGGAGAAAATTTATACCATTACAATGGTTTTGATAGAAAAATTAGTATGGCGTTTACAGTTTATGCTCAATCAAAAGCAGAACTTATACCAATGTATAGAAAATTAAATTATTTAGCATCTACTTTAGCACCAGATTATACTAACGCTGGATTTATGCGAGGAAATATTGTGCGCCTAACATTAGGAGGTTATTTATATGAACAACCTGGGTTTATAACTGGTTTAACTTATGAAATACCACAAGAATCATCTTGGGAGATAGCTATTGACGAAGAAGGACTATCAGATGAGTCTGTTAAAGAATTACCATTTATGATAAAAATAACAGGCTTTAGCTTCACACCAATACATGAATTTTTACCTCAGAAAATTGCTCCTAATGCTGCTAATGGAACTGATGAACAAGGTAAAGTAATAGATGAAAGATATATAGCATTAAGTAATGGATTTAATGAAAATTATTCAGATGTTTATCAAGTTCAACAATCTACAAATGATACAGGTGAAGTATCTTCATTAAATAACGGAGAATTAGTAGGAGATTAATAATTTAATATGAATAGATACGAAAATATAAAAAAATTAAGAAACGAAAATGAATTCGTTGGTACTATAGGTGATGTTTATTATAGAACTAATTACTATCCTGAAATAGAACCACAAGAATCTGATATATATGTTGAAACTGAATTCGGTGATAGATTAGATTTACTAGCAGATAGGTTTTATGGAGATGTTTCATTATATTGGATAATATCGATATGTAATGTTAATGTTTTAAATTTGGGTTCATTATTTCCTCCAGCAGGAGCACAATTAAGAATACCAGTTAATATAAATGGCATAATATCAAGTTATAATGAATTAAATGCGTTATAAACATGAATATATTAGGACAACCTTTTGCGCCTTGGGTAACTAAGCAAATTGAAGTAAGACAACAATCATTAGGATATGTAGATTACAATACTAATGACTTGTTATATCAAAATGTTAAAGCACCTTGGATTAGAATGGCTAGTTCAGTAGATTTTAAATCAGTTGAGGATTTACCTGTTCAAGATAAAAGTGATGGGGTTTTAGAAAAATTTTCAAAATTAGGGGTTCCTACAAATGCTATGGTAGGAAGAGCAGCTGCTAGAAATTTTATATTACAAGGAGGAGCTGTTGGTATAGATGATAATGGTAATGTAATTACATATCAAGGATTAAATATAACCACTCCACCAGTAAGTCAATTCTATAATGGAGCTTATGGTTGGGGAGAAACTACTGAAAGAGGATTTGTTCCTTTACCGGGTATTATAGATGCTAATTTAATGTATTATAGTAATGGGGCTTTATCAAAAGCTACCGTTAATATGAAATGTTTTAGTAGAAATCAATTAGCTTTAATGGATGCTTTATATATGCGTCCTGGTTATAATTTGTTATTAGAATTTGGTTGGTCTACTTGGTTAAGTAATGTAACTCGAAAAGTAGAAACATTTAACCAATTCCAATCACCTGCATTAGCATTTTTCCTATCAGAAAACCAAAATGGTGAAGGTGGTAATCCATCAAATTTTGAAATTCCTCGTTTAATTCAAGCAGAAAGAGAAAAAACTTATGGAAATTATGAAGGAGTATTTGGTAAAATAACTAATTTTAACTGGACATTTAATCCAGATGGTAGTTATAGTTGTCAAACTCAATTAACAGGAATGGGTGGGGTAATAGAAGCATTAAAAATAAGTGGAGCAAAATATACTAAAGAAGAAAAAGCAGTAGTAGAAGCTTCAATCGCAGCTCAGGAAGCAGCAGCTGAGGCTATAGAAGATGATGTTAAAGCAAAAGAAGCATTAAATAAAGCTTTAAATGCATTAAGATTAAAAACAGAGCTTGATAGTAAATTAGATTTATATTATGAAAATTTTAAAAATTCAACTTCTTTTAATGCGGATGAAAAAATACAATATGGTGTTGTAGATGGATCTATAAAACAATTTCCAGACCCTAATGATAATTTTAAGAAAAAAGATTTAACAATTAAAAAAGCATTTATAGGATTTGATGGGGTAGAAACTACAAGTGAAGATAATTTGTCCCCTGAAATGTATATATCCTTTGGATTTTTTCTAGGAGTTGTTCAGCAAAATTTTCTATTATATAATAAAAAAGGAACACCTTATTTTTCTTTTGACGTTGATTTTTTTGATATAGAAAAAGATGATAATTATATATTAAATCTCCCTGGACAATTTTCAGCAAGTCCTCAAATGGTTTTTACACCTTATACTAATGTTGTTGGGGGGAGTGGATATGAAAAGGTTGATGTTCCTGATACTAATTTAAATGTAATATTTAAAGATGTAAAAAATAATTTTATTGTAGATAAAAGTCAATATTTAGGTAGATTAGCTTACGTTTATTTAAACTATTCTTTTATAAAAAAATGTTTATTAGAAGCTAGAAGAGATCCTCTTGATAATTCTTTAGCAATGTTACCATTTTTAAAAACAATATTAGTAAG